CAAGGTGTTGATTGTTACCGTCTGTTGAACCGTTAAGATTTGGAATGTAGATGATTGCTACTTTGACTTTGACTGTTTGGCCACTAGTGTTACAGAAGTTTAGATTGGCTTGAATTGTTTTTACGATGTATTTTGCATTGAAGACACGATTTTGTGGAGTTGTGAATACGGCATCGGGGTTCTCAGGAACAGCACCGCGTGATAATGTTATATCGGCTGTTGATATTAGTGGAACATAGCCACCGATTTGTGACATACAGATGTGCTTGACTGCATCTTGTTGAACAGTCATGATAGCGGTAGCATCGGGTTTAGATATGTTATCGACCCAACCTTGTCCATCTGCGAGGATAAGTTGTTTCTTGACGTAGTATGTCAATTGTTTTTGATCTTCGGCTTTGGCGATATCGGAGATCTTCTTTTCAATAGCTGTATTAATTTTCTTATCATTGAAGCGAGAGCGATAAGAACGTTTACGATTGTTTTTGCGTGGCATTGCGTAGAGTGTATATCATAGAAGAGATTTTTCTTGTGATGCACTTTTTATATTTTGTTAGTATATATGACGAAATTTAGATTCCAGAGCCAGTATTTGCACCTGACCTACAAGACACACATAGATCATGTAAAGCTGATAGATATGATTGAGAAGCGATCGAGAAGAGAGTGTAGATTTAAAATAGCACATGAATGCGCAGACGAGCGACATCCATATTTACACACGCATTGTTTGGTATGGTTCAATAAAAAGGTAGATACGAAATTGCCAAGCAAATTTGATTTTGAAGACATCCACCCGCATTGGCAAAAGATTAATGATTATGAGCATTGGAAGAACTTGATAAAGTATTTAGACAAAGAGAACTGTATTGTAAATACTCTGATTGGAGATGAGTATCCTGAGAACACTGGGTTCGGTAAGAACTTAATAGAGAGAATTCAAAAACATAATAGGTGGCATGATGTAATTTGTGACAAGGAACTCTCTTATGAGGTTCAGAAAGTGATGCATTGGGCGAAAGAAATATTTCTAGCGAAGCCGAATCCGAATTTATCGGAAGATATCGTTTTAAGAGAATGGCAGAAGAAAGTTATTGGAATGCTCGAGGAACAAAATGATAGGGCAATACTGTGGATTTATGATGAAGAAGGAGGTTATGGTAAATCAGTTCTCACCAATTATTTAATCGACATAAAAGGAGCATTTATGTGTAATGGTGGGAGACTTGCAGATATAGCACACGCATACAATGGAGAAAGTATCGTTGTGTTTGATTTACCGAGAAGTTTTGATGAGACCAAATACATTTACCGGGCTATGGAAGGATTTAAAGATGGGAGATTGTTCTCCCCTAAATATCAGAGCTGTATGAAGAGATTTAAACCTCCTGTTGTGGTTACGTTTGCTAATTTTGAACCGTCTATGATAGAAGGGTTGACAAGGAACAGGTGGGATGTAAAGGATATTTGTGAGTTAATTGATCGGGTTCCTATCAAGACGCAAAATAACCTGGGGGGGTTCTATAATATTAAGGCGAACCCCCGAAGGTTTACAGATGAGAGTGATTTCTCAGACGACGGGGCGAGCCCTGAGGTAGCAAGAGACCATCCTCCCGTCCTTTCGACGATAAAAGCTCCGCTTTTATGTCTTTAAGGGGCGTCCGTTCGTTCTGGTCCTCGTGCTGTGAGTTGTAAAATATCGTAATGTGATCTACTGTCGATCTATTAGATCGGGACTAGATCAGTAGTTTGTTAGATGAAGGAGTATCGGCTAGCCGTTTTGTATGAATGGGAGCATTCGTTTTTTGATTGAGAACTTGAGACCTGAGACACCGTAGCAAAAGATTGCTGAAGGTTGTTCGGTTAGACCAGAGGCAGAGCAGTCATGAGCAAAGACTAGGTATATGTTTCCATTGGAACACATTTGTCCGATTGGAGGGATAGGTTGTACTGAGGCACCGTTGAAGTAAAGGTTGAGCCCTGTTTTATACGTTTTTGATAGATTGACTTGGTAGTATCTTTCAGCTGTTCTGATAAGTTCAGGAGTATCGGCATCGATTGTTGCTGTGATATCTCTTCGAGCTGGAGGAAGAGTTATTGATTTTGATGCGAGAATACGATACGATTTGACAGAATTAGTCCAAGTTGCGTTTGCTTTAAGTTCATCTCTGAAGATTCCTTTATATTTGTTGTTTACATCTCCAAGTACATGAATAGATGGAACAAGGTGTTGATTGTTACCGTCTGTTGAACCGTTAAGATTTGGAATGTAGATGATTGCTACTTTGACTTTGACTGTTTGGCCACTAGTGTT